ATTTTTTGAAGATGTTTTAATGGCTTGTGTTTTTTATGGTATGCCTATACTAGTTGAGAACAATAAACCTAGATTATTGTACTATTTTAAAAGAAGAGGTTATAGAGGTTTCAGCATGAATAGACCAGATAAATTAATTAATAAATTATCTATAACAGAAAGAGAAATAGGTGGTATACCTAACTCAAGTGAAGATATTAAACAAGCGCATGCTGCAGCTATTGAAAGTTATATTGAAAACTTTGTAGGTTCTAAAGATAATTCATACGGTGATATGTATCACCAAAAAACTTTAGAAGACTGGGCGTTATTTAATATTAATAACAGAACTAAACACGATGCTTCAATTAGTTCTGGATTAGCGATAATGGCTTGTAATAAAAATTTATATAGACCATCGCCTCACAAGATGGTTAATAAAATAAAGCTTGGTATTAAAACTTATGATAACACCGGTTCAATGTCAAAAATAAATAAATAAATGCAAATTACAAACACATATAGTACATTTCCAGATCAGGTCGTACCTGCTGCTGAGAAAGCTACTTACGAATATGGTTTAAAAGTAGCTCGTGCTATTGAAGGCGAATGGTTTAGAAACTCACAAGGCTACGGTTATAGATATATGACTAACTATAATAATTTTCATAATTTAAGGTTATATGCTAGAGGTGAACAGTCTGTTCAAAAGTATAAAGACGAACTTTCAATAAACGGTGATTTATCTTATTTAAACTTAGACTGGAAGCCAGTGCCTATCATACCTAAGTTTGTAGATATAGTTGTTAATGGCATGTCGCAAAGATCTTATGAGGTAAAAACAATGGCTCAAGACCCTACGTCATTAAAGAAAAGAACTGAATACGCACAAAGAATAATTCAAGATATTGAAGCTGCTAAGTTTGACGCTTTAGCTAAGCAAGAGTTTGGTATTGATTTAAGAAGATCAACAGCTAAAAATACTCCAGAAAGTGTAGATGATATTCCTTCGCACATGCAAATGAATTATAAACAATCAATAGAAGTTGCAGAAGAGGAAGTAATAAGCCAAGTGCTAGATAAAAATAAATACGATTTAATAAGAAGAAGATTAAACTATGATTTAACTGTTTTAGGAATAGGTTGCGTAAAAACTACTTGGAACTTCGCTCAAGGTATAGTTGTAGAATACGTAGACCCTGCAAATATAGTTTATTCATATACTAATGATCCAAACTTTGAAGATGTTTATTACGTTGGTGAAGTTAAAAATGTTCCTATAGTTGAACTTAAAAAACAATTTCCTAAACTAACGCCTGAGGAAGTAAAAAAATTACAAAATTATACAGGAAATACAGCTTACTCTCCAAATTTTAACGGAAGGTATGACCAAAATACAGTACAAGTTTTATACTTTGAATGGAAAAGTTATATAGATCAAGTATTTAAAATTAAAACAACTAGTACTGGTTTAGAAAAAACATTAGAAAAACAAGATACATTTTTAGAAGTAGAAGAAACTGACAATTTTAAAAAGTCTTCTAGATCAATTGAAACTTTATATAGTGGAGCTAAAGTTTTAGGTATGGAGTTAATGCTTGATTGGCGAATGGCAGAAAACATGACAAGGCCATATGCAGATACTACTAATGTAAATTTAAGTTATACTATTGTTGCTCCTAGAATGTATCAAGGTAGAATAGAAAGTATTGTAAGTAGAATAACTGGATTTGCAGATATGATACAACTCACGCACTTGAAGTTACAACAAGTTATGTCAAGGATGGTTCCTGATGGTGTGTATTTAGATATGGATGGTTTAGCGGAAGTTGATCTTGGTAATGGTACTAACTATAATCCAGCCGAAGCTTTAAATATGTACTTTCAAACTGGTAGTATAGTTGGAAGATCTTTAACTCAAGATGGTGAAATAAATAGAGGGAGAGTACCAATTCAAGAATTACAAACATCATCTGGAAGTAGTAAGATAAGTTCTTTAATAAGCACTTACCAATACTATCTTCAAATGATAAGAGATGTAACCGGGCTTAATGAAGCGAGAGATGCAAGCACACCAGATCCAAACGCTTTGGTAGGTTTACAAAAGCTAGCAGCTGCTAACAGTAATACTGCAACTAGACATATACTACAATCAAGTTTATACTTAAGTTTAAAAACTTGTGAAAATATATCTTTACGTATAAACGACTCTTTGTTATTTCCTTTAACTAGAATGTCTTTAGTTAATAGTATATCCAATTTTAATACTAATACTTTAGATGAACTAATGAGTGTTAATATGCATGACTTTGGCATATACATTAATTTAGAACCAGACGAAGAAGAAAAACAAATATTAGAGCAAAATATACAAGTAGCTTTAAAAACACAAAGTATAACGTTAGAAGACGCTATAGATATTAGACAAGTTAACAATTTAAAACTTGCTAATGTTTTGTTAAAGAAAAGAAGAGAAGAAAAAGAGAAAAAAGATCAAGAGTTAAAAATGCAGCAAATACAAGCTCAAGCTCAAGCTCAAGCTGAAACTCAAGAAAAAGCTACTTTAGCAGAGATGCAAAAACAAGAGGCTTTAACAAATAGTAAAGTATCTTTTGAACAAGCAAAATCTCAATTTGAAATACAGAGGATGCAAACAGAAGCTGAAATAAAAAGAGGTTTAATGCAGCAAGAGTTTGATTATAACATAAGATTATCTAAAGAGCAAAGTAAAGTTGTAAGAGAAAAAGAAAAACAAATAGAAGATAGAAAAGATAAAAGAATAAAGTTGCAAGGTACGCAGCAAAGTGAAATGATCACACAGAGAAAACAAGATGGTTTGCCTATAGATTTTGAATCTAAAGGTAACGATAATTTAGGCGGTTTTGGCTTAGGTCAATTTGATCCTAGATAGTTTTATTAATTATTATATTATATTATGTCAGAAGAAATAAAAGAATCACCAGCTGGTGAATTAGAACAAGGTGAGTTTAAAATTAAAAAGAAACCTAAAAAGTTAGTTACTAAAGAACAAGTAACTAAAATAGATATGGTTAAAAAAGAAGAGCCAATAGAAGAAACAAAAGCTGATCAACCTGTAGTTGAAGAAACTAAAGTTGAAGAAGTAAAAGCTGAAGAAACAACTGAAGAAGTTCCTGTTATAGAAGAAATTAAAATAAAAGAAGAACAAGAAACTAAAGAAGTTGTTGAAGAAATTAAACAAGAAATAAAAGAAAATCCACAAATACAACTACCAGAAAACATAGAGAAATTAGTAAGTTTTATGAAAGAAACTGGTGGTACTGTAGAAGATTATGTTAGTCTTAATAAAGATTACACTAAGCTAGGTGGAGAAGATTTATTAAAAGAATATTATAGTGTAAGTAAGCCACATCTTAATTCTGAAGAGGTTGCGTTTTTAATGGACGATAGCTTTGCCTGGGATGAAGACGAAGATGAAAGGCTAGTTAAAAAGAAAAAACTTGCTTACAAAGAAGAAATTGCTAAAGCCAAAAACTTTTTGGAAAGCTCTAAAAACAAATACTACGAGGAAATCAAGTTGAGACCTGGTGTAACACAAGAGCAACAAAAAGCAAATGACTTTTTCAATAGATACAACGAAGAACAGAAGGTGATTCAACAACGTCACGAGAAATTTACAAATAATACTAAAAAATTATTTGCCGACGAGTTCAAAGGTTTTGAATATAGCGTAGGTGAAAAAGCTTTTAGATATAATGTAAATAACACTAGTGATGTTGCTCAAAATCAATCTGATTTGAATAATTTTGTTGGGAAGTTCCTAGATAAAAAAGGTGAAATCAACGATTATAGAGGTTATCATAAAGCCTTATATACTGCTAATAATGCTGATAAAATAGCACAACATTTTTATGAGCAAGGTAAAACTGATGCAATTAAAGATATTAATGCTAAATCTAAAAATATAACTAATGAGCCTAGACAAGCGTCTAATGGTGAAATTTATATTAATGGATTAAAAGTCAGAGCAATTAGTGGTGTAGATAGTTCTAAGTTAAAAATTAAAAAAAGATAACTTAAACTAAAAATATAAATTATGAGTTTTGCAACAAGTGGGAGTTTTCCTGCGAGTTTAATTCCAGCTCAAAAGAAACAAGCATTAGATAATAACTATTTGAACTTTGCAGACGGATCGTCTGACTGGGCTCAACAGTATTTACCTGAGCTTTATGAAGCTGAAGTTGAGAGATATGGTAACAGAACGTTATCAGGTTTCTTAAGAATGGTTGGCGCTGAAATGCCAATGACATCGGATCAAGTATTATGGTCTGAACAAAATAGATTACATGTATCTTATAACGAGTGTAATGTTAAAGCAGCTGCTCCTACTAATACTATTCAAATTGAATTAGCTAACGCTAATCCAGCAACTAATGGTAGAGGTAACAATACTGTAGCTATAAAAGAAAATCAAACTGTTTTAATTGCAGATAATGCAACAGGTTTAATTACTTCTAAAGCTATTGTATCAACAGTAACACAACCAGGTGTTGGAGCTACTGTAGCTGAAATAGTTGTAGTACCTT